GCTCTATAGGTAAGGTAGTATTCCATTGGGATTACATTACAGGAGCCTACACGCTGGCCGAGAGCATTGTATTATAAACGATGGAGATGAAATGAAAATAACAGCTATCCCATGTAAGTTTCAGGACCAATACGAGCATATAATAGTTCGTGATTATGGAGATAAAGTTACAGTCGTAAGGCCGTGCATAAATAAGCACGGGAAGTTAGACAACACGCGAATAGTGCTAACTGCTAATGGAGATATGAAGCCGGTGAGAGAGTGCGTATACGCCCATTCATCCATACATGAAGGGGTTGACTTGTTAACGTATGGAATGGACAGTAAACAAGCAGGAGAATGAAATGAATAAAGTTATAGAATCCTTAGATGCAGGCGAATCCATGATTGAGAAAATGAGAATAGACCCAAAATATAAAGAAGGGCTAATCGAACAAATCGGTGCGTTGATAACTAGCGGAATAGAAAGTTGGGTTGAAGCAGGAACGATTATTGCAACCATATTGGATGACGACCCTAATTCAATCGGAATGATTATTGATAAAACTGGACTTGATGAGCATATAATCATGCGATTCTATTCGCTAGGCAAACGAGGGATTCATCCGCTTATGCTATGTAGCTCGGCTCCCGGAATTAAGCGGCTAGCGTAATGTCCATATCATCAGCAAGAGAAATATCTATCCGAGCCTATATCACTGCTTTTAGCTAGTGGAGATAAGTTGCTAGTCAATGTAAAGGAATTAACCCCAGAGCAATCTAGGCAGACCTTCGCTAAGGATCACGTTAGAGGCGATTCTGAGCAAAAGGCGTGGCTAGAGTCGGAGAAGTCTATTATACAAGCTGAGGCTGCTAAACGCAGCTTTGATGCCGAGCCGCTTGGATACAGAATAACTGGTAAGACAGTTATGTTTCGGCGTGGATTATCACTAACCGAGCGCGAACTGAAAGACATACTTCTAAGGATGTAACATGAAGCCTAATGGAATTATCATAATTAGTAGGATGTACGGTCATCTCTATGTGAATCAAAGGATATTTAAGGCATGTAAGGAAGGTTCTCGCTATCGAATAAATAGCTATTGCACAACCTGTGGAATCAATGGGTTGTTTGTAGGAGGACATGAAAATGTAATAAACGGCAACCGGTCGGATTATCGCGATCACGATTATTATCACGGTAACCACTATGGAATGGAGATTGAATGGCCTAAATATACGGACACACCTAATACCTATGAAACACGCTGGAATAGGACGCCTAAACAACCAAGCGACATATTAACGGTTATATTCGCAGATAAGTTATTTAGGTGTCCTATATGCGGACGACTCGAAATCGAATATCCTGATGAAGAGAGTGCACTCCTTGATATAACATGGGATGTATATGATCATTCTCTGTATCTGCATGATAAGGGAGTAGGAGACATATTAGATGAGAATTACGATCGGTGGATAAAGGGAGGCTCTGGATATAAGAATGTTCAATATCGCCGCTGTGAATCGTGCAAAGAGGAGAAACTAACTAGGTTATCTTCTGCCATGAGAGAAAGATTTCCTCTTCACACACCTTGTTTTTACGAAAAGGACCCCATTGTCTATTCCGATATAGAGCGTATCAAATGGTTAAATGCACGTTATGGCCCTGAGTATGGACGCATGGTGGCCGACGCATTAGGTATAGGCAAGAAGGTTTCTAAGCGTTCTGCCATTGTAAAGGCAGCGGCTATTAGAAAGCTCAAACGCATCAAGAGGAGAATAACAAATCATGAGGTTGAGTTCTTCAAGATGCTTTTAGGCGTATCGAAGGTGAGAAGCATCTTTGAAAATACAAATAGCGGCCACACGTTATTGAAATATAGTTAATGGAAGAAAGTGAAGGTAAACATGAAGACTAGTAAAAAAGACTATGCGGGAAATTGCGAGTCGTGCAGGTATTTCGATCGAGTACATGAGGATGACGACTGGGGTGACTGTCGGAAGAATAAAGCGTGGTTTTCTAAAAACGACTGGTGCGGAGCGTATAAGAAGCGGGCAGAAAGCAATCCGTTCCTCTTTGCCCTGTGCGAGTTGATTATGGTTTCGGACCCGTGGCCAGCAAGCGAAAACAGCGAGGCAGAAGTCAAACGCGGAGCCGACAAGCTGGCCAAAGACGCAGGGTTTATCGACTGGGTTGATGCGTACCATCACAGGACAGGAGAGGTTCAGTAATGCCAACGGAATCATATACTTGTGCTTATTGTCAGCATGGTGCGCCTTACGCAACGAGAGCCGCATCTGTGAAGCATGAAGCTTGGTGCCCTATGAACCCGGAAACGAGAACATGCGCGACGTGCACACATTTCCTAATCCCGTCGTACCACAGAAGAACATTCGAGTGCAATGGAACGGGAAGCACGCGTCAGGCGTGGAAAGCGAACTGCGATAAGTGGGAGGCAAAGGGTGGCGATGCGCGGCTGCCGAAGGCGCGTTCCTCTAAACAGCTTTGTCCTGCTTGCGGTTCAGAATTTACCTTCCCGCCTAATCGTTACGGCATGAGCGAAATGGGCAGGGTCCTTTGCTACTGCCCAAAGTGCAACCTTATCGACGAACGAAAGGAAGGCTAAATGAGCAAGGAATACAACCCTTACACCGAAGAGAAGAAAGCTGTTCGTCTAAAATCATTCAAGGAAAAAGAACGACTGGCAAAGAAACGCCTCGCGATGTTTAAGGCGGATCCGAAAATGAAGCACCTAATTGGCCAAGCGCAGAATGATGTATGGTGGGCAATTCGATCCGGTGCTTTAAATGCCCCGTGCGATGGCAAGTATAAAGACAAAGCGAATATAGTGGCTCAGCAAGCCGTGGTGGATATTTTTGAGATGTTTCCGAACGACACCGATGAGGCTCGGAACAAAACGAAAGGTGAATTATGAGCGACAAAGATAAAACGACCGGAGCACCCCGCAGCCTCGATGGGCTGGTTAGCCTGCCGCTGGGCTTGGCTGAAAGCTTGCGCGATCACTGCGAGGATTTACGAGCCTTGCGTGATTGGTGGGAAGACGAACCCCGCCGAACGTATCAAGAGGATTACCGTCAGATGACAAAAGACCTCGATCAAATCATAAAAATCATTGAGCAGGCTAACGACATTGTGAGTCTCGGCGACTCAGAAGGAGTATGAAATGACTGAAAAGATTTATGATCAGCGAGAAGATTTACATCGCCTCAACAAGACGCGGCGCGCCGTAGACTCGACGAATCTGGTTTGCTGCTTAAAGGATGGTTGCCTTGAGATTGAGCGCGAAGTTACACTTGGCGGGAAAATTGGGTGGCAGGATCGAAAGTGGCATTTGTTTAACGAGTCTGGCGATAGTGGGAACATGGGTGCAGATTCGCTATTTTCACTCATCATCTCACTCGCACCCAACGCCAGTTAGGGCCATGTAGCCATTTCGAGGAGCGATATGAACAAAGGAGCAAATCGGATGAACGAGCAAGACACAGCAAAGCCCGTGTATGTGGGCAGCGGGAAGGTGATCGAAACCAAAACAGGCCAGACCGGATTCAAAATCCAGATCGACCTGGGTGAGTTGAAGGCGTTCTTACGCGCCAAGGAGAACGCTGCGCATATCTCCGAGTGGACCGACCGGCAAGGGGTGGTACACAAGACGATTAACCTTGTCGCGTGGCCACTGCGGGAGGCGACGGAGCATAGAACGCACAGCGTGAAGGTGGATACTTGGAAGCCGACGCCGAGAGAAGAGCGCAGGGAAGAGGCGAGGCCCGAACCGGTGGCGCAGGTACAGCGTGAAGAGCAGGCACAGGATGATTTGCCGTTCTGATTTGAGGAGTGATTATGAGTGTTTTGGTTGAGCATCCAGTTTGGAAGGTTCCTTCGCTTGAGATGGCGTTGGCGTATGCGGCGAAGTTTGGGGTTTCGCAGAAGGATGCGTGGCTTGAGCTGGAGGCGGCTCGTTTGGAGCGCATTCGGAAGGCGGAGGAAAATCCGCTGATGTATGGTTTTGAGCCGAGCATTTGGCGGGTGTGTGATGCGCTGCTTGGGTTGGATTTTATTTTGGATGCGAAGGGGTTTGTTGGGTATGGGCCGAAGATGCGGGCGGTGCTTGGGTTTGATGAGCCGGTGAAGGTGTTGTTGATCAATGGTGGTCAGCGGTCGGGGAAGACGACGTATGGGGCGAGCCGGTGCATGATCTGTTTGAGGCAGTATCAGCAGGTGAATATGTGGTGTTTCTCTGAGAACATGAACATGAGCATTGAGAATCAGCAGAGTAAGTTGCACGGGTTCATGCCGATTGAGTTGCGCGAGAAGGATGTGATTACGCGCACGACGTATATTTCGTGG